CAACAGAAACCCAATTGTTGGATACAATCACGTGGTAAGTGGTGACAATCCAGACACCATAATAGGCACATCAAGAGTATTCCAAGACGGAGACGCTTTGATTGGCGAAGTAACATTTGAGCGTGAGGGAAATAATCCTTTAGCGGACAAAGTATTTAATAAAATGAATGATGGTATTTTAAAAATGGCATCTGTTGGAGCAATTCCACATGAATATAGATACGGTGATGCAAATGAAGGTGAAGATCGTGACACGGTATATTTCACACGCCAGGAACTAATTGAATGGTCAGTTGTGTCAGCGGGGTCAAATCGTGATGCTTTCAAACGTAGTACGGACCAGGTTGATGAAATAAAAAAGTCACTTGAAGCACCAGAAGAAACACCGGCTGAAATGGGACTTGCAACAAAAGCAGATTTAAGAAATTATGGCAAAGTTAAAATAGTTACAAAATACCTATAATTTAAAAATAATATTTGCAATAATAAAATTTAAAAAAATGAGAAACAGTAAAACAATAAGAGAAGAAATAGGTGTTGCTAAAAGCACCCTTGATACTCTTGAAACATTAGTGTCTTCAGAAAATAGAGATTTTTCAGAAGAAGAAAAAGTGTCTTTTGACACATCAATGGTTGAATTAACTAGGCTAGTTGAGGAGTTACCAAAAAAAGAAAAAGAAGAAGAAATAAGAATGAAAAGTGCAAATTTAGGTGGTAGCCCAGTTGCTACAGAAACTAAAGAAGAAAAAGAAATAGTAAGAGACTTTTCTTTTGGTAAAGCGGTAAGAGCAGCGTTTGGCGGCAAACTTGAAGGAGTTGAAGCGGAAATGGCACAAGAAGGTGAAAGAGAAATGGCCGCTATTGGTCGTTCTTCAAACGGCATTGTAATACCAGCAATGGTATTGAATAGAGCGGTAATTACTGAGAACGGTACAACTGGTGTTGAGGCTCAAAGTTTTGTTGATGCTGTTTACGCAAACACTATACTAGATGATCTAGGTGTAACACGTGTAAGTTCTACAACTGACCAACGCATTCCAATACTTGGAGCGGTAACAACACAATGGGAAACTGAAGTTTCTGATGCAATCGATGGCGGTTCAGCAATGAGCAAGAAAGACCTTGCACCGAAGAGACTTGCAGCATATGTAGATTTTAGTAAGCAAGCAGCTATGCAAGCGAACGAATCTATCGAAGGTGCTTTGAGAAACTCAATAGCTCAAGCAGTTGGAGCAAAAGTTGAGTATGCACTATTTACTGATGATTCAGCAAACGGAGCGTATAACTTTTTAGGAAACGGAAAAACAGCATTAACTAATGCAGACATCACTGACCTATTGATGGCATTGGTTGAGGAAGTACAATCTAACAACCACAACCGTGGCAACTTAGGTTTTGCAATATCTAACGACCTATTCACTGAAGTATATACAGCAGCACAAGTTTCTGGTGTGAATCCACTAATCATAAACGAAATGGTTATGGGTGTGATGGCGAAGTTTAGCAATCAAATTGCGGACATCACAAACCCAGCGGTTTATTATGGTGATTTCAGCAAGGTTCAAATTGCACAATTTGGTGGAGTTGAAATATTAATGGATCCTTATACACAAGCTATAAAGGGAACCAACAGACTTATCTTAAATTCTTATTGGGATGCAGCACTTGTACAAGATGCAGCTATCAGCGTAGGAACTTTCGGGTAATTTTAATTTAATTTTATATATCAGAAGGGGGTGGGTTTATCCCATCCCTTTTTTTTTGCAGTATGATAAGAAATAAAAAAATAACAAGCTACACACCAGAAGTAAATTGGGCTTTGACATTAACAGAAGCCAAAAGACATTTAAACATTTTAGATGATTCGTTTGATGATTTAATAAATGATTATATTGCATCAGCTCATTTGATGTTATACAATGAAGCGGCTGTGCTTGTAAAAGGGTCTGTAATTGGTTACATGTACGGATGGCAAGATTTCAGGGTTGATGTTGCACCGGTTGACACGGTGGCCATTTATTATTATGATAGCACCAATACCAGGACATTATTAGATTCATCAAAATACATTTGGAACAATGGGTTGTATTCTTACATTGAAATGCTTGACAATTTACCTTCTTTAAAAGACAGACTTTGGCCAATTGAAATTGTTGTGACTACCTTAGTAAATAGTGATGCAATGGTAAAACAAGCATTGAGAATGATGGTAGCGGATATGTTTGAAATGCGTCAAAATGAAATCATTGGAAGTGTTAAGCAACTAAGCAGAGGCACCCAATATCAAATTTCACTAATAAGCCAAAGAACTGAAATATGATAAACATTGGCAGACTAGACAGAAAAATTGTCATTGAAAGCCAAACGTTTTCAACAAACAGTATTGGCGAATATACATCAAGTTGGTCAGTATTTCACACGGCTTTCGCATCAATAAAAAAAGTATCTGGTAGTGAGAAAGTAGAAGCGGACCAGATAACGGCAACAAATAAAGTGCGTTTTAAAATCCGCTTTTTTGATGGGATAAATGAAGCAATGCGGGTTTCTTACAATGGCAGTTATTACGACATTATAGAAATACAAGAATTGGACCGTGAGGGGTTATTTTTAACAGCAACAAAGAAACTGTGAGTTTTAAAATTGAGGGCATACAAGAGGTATCACGTGAAATCAAATCATTGGGGAATGATAAGATGAAACGCCGTGAAATACTAAAAGTGTTGCGAAGACAAGCGAAACCAATAATGCAAGCAATGAGGCAAAATGCACCAGAATCTGACAATGTTATTGTAGTTAGAAATGACGTATACTATCCAGGTAACTTAAAAAAATCAATTGGAATAAAAACGTCACCATCAAAAAAATATCCAAATATTTTGGTTGGCCCAAGATATGGCCGTGGTGCTAAAAAGTATGATGGGTTTTATGCTTGGTGGATTGAATTTGGAACAGGCACACATCAGGCAAATCCGACTAGCGGCAAAAACTTTGTTGAAAAAACTTGGAGACAAAAAGGCGAAAGCATGCAAACACAAGCAAGCTCACAACTAAAAAAATACATTGATAAAAAATCTAAAACATTAAATTTATGAAAATAGAATTATTACAAGATCATGCCGTGGCAATTAAAGTATTACCACAAGGCACACAATTAAGGGTTTCGAATAAGTTAGGCAAAGAATTGATTGACTTAGAAATTGCAAAAGGTTTCGATGGATACACCAAAGAAGAACAAGTTGAACACATCTTGGAAATTGCAGCCGACAATGAAGAAACACCAATAGTTAAAAAAATTACAAAAAGAAAAAAACAAAGCAATTAAGTTTGCAATAATAATAATAATAAGATATGGCAAGTACTGGAATCCTTAACGGAACATTAGCAAAAATACAAGTTGGCGGCGTAACGGTTGCACATTTAACATCAAATAGTTTAACATTAGATCATTCAACGCGTGACGCAAGCACAAAAGATAGTGCGGGCTGGAAAGATAGTCTTGAGGGGCAAATATCATTTAGCGGGTCAGCTGAAGGATTCTTTGCTGAAGATGCGTCTTATGGCTATGAAGACTTATATGGTGAGTTTATCCTTAGAAGCAAAGTTGTTGTAACTTGGACCACGGATGTAACCGGTGATCAAGAATATAGCGGATCGTGCTACATCACATCACTTGAGAGAACTGACGGACTTGAAGAATCAAGTACATTTTCTGTTTCATTAGAAGGAACCGGAGCAGTAACAAAGGCGGTTATTACTTAAGATAGACCAAAACTAAAACTTAAAGGGTAGGTATGTGCCTACCCTTTTTTTATATATAAAAATTATGATTAAAATTAAAAACAAAGAGTACAAATTTAAGTTCGGATTTAAAGCCATTTTATTATTTGAAAAGGAAAGTGGTGAAAGTATTTCTGGACTAGGCGAAAATATCAAAATGGCAGACATTGTTGATGTTGCTTATGCGGGATTAAGTGCAGCCGGTGAGAAAGTTACAAAGGATTTTATCATTGATTCAATTGATGAAGATATGGGCCTTTTAAACGTGTTCACAGAAGCTATGGCAGAAGATATGGCGGCTATGAACAATTTGAAAGTAGAGGCAAAAAAGTAAAACAACCTTTGATTAATTGGATAAGGGGGTTTGTCCTGGGTGCCTTAAGGCAAAGCCCCGCATCCTTGGAAAGTTATTCGATGGTTGAGATACTAGATGCTTATTATGGCCACCAAATGGACCAAAAAATAAGTGAGCGGGTGCATTGGGAGGCTGCCAGGTTTGTTTCATTTGTATCGTTAAAAGCGGCGGGGAATAAAAGAATGAAAGCACCAACAGACTTGATGAAATTTGAGTGGGAAAATATAAGTGTTAATAAAGGCACCAAGGGCAATGGATGGAGCAAAGAAGAGTTGCAAAGGTTAAAAGAAGAAAAACCAAATTGGTTTAAATAATAAAATGGCAAAGAAAAGCATCAATATAAGGGCGGGTTTTGACATGAAGGCGTTTTCTACGTCATCTCAAAACTTAACAAGATCCCTAAAAAATACCGGTAAAAAAATGCAGTCTGTGGGCAAATCAATGTCCATGTCATTGACGGCTCCAATTTTAGCACTTGGCGGGTTAGCTGTTAAAACCTTCGCTGACTTTGAACAATCAATGGCCAAGGTTAAGGCCATATCCGGGGCAACGGGCAAAGATTTTGAAGCGTTAACACAAACCGCAAAAGATCTTGGTATTTCCACCAGGTTTGCAGCGTCTGAAGTTTCTGAGTTGATGTTGAACTATTCCAAGCTAGGTTTTTCATCTGATGAAATACAGAAAATAACAGCATCAACATTAGACCTTGCACTTGCAACGGGTGAAGACCTGGCAACATCTGCAACGGTTGCGGGTAGTACACTACGGGCATTTGGTTTAGATGCTTCTCAAATGGGAATGGTTACCGATGTGATGGCAAAATCATTTTCAAGCTCCGCACTTGATTTAAATAAGTTCCAGGTTTCAATGGGGTCTATTGCACCGGTTGCCAAAGGACTAGGCCAAAGTTTACAACAAACAACCGCACAACTTGGGGTTCTTGTAAACAATGGAATAGAAGCGTCAACGGCGGGTACTATGCTTAGAAATATGATGCTTAAAGCCACAAAAGACGGCTTTAGTATGGATG